GCGCCAAGCGGGCGAGAGCACCGATCGTCTCGCGGAGCTCTTCAGCGCCAAGGCCGCCGGGCCCATCGAACGCGGGGAGACCCCGTGAGCTCCTCCGTCCTCGAGGTCGCCTCTTCGCCCAAGATTGGCCGCTTCGGTCGCACGGCCTATGACATCGCCTTCAGCGATATTGCGCACGACCCCCGGATCACCATCCTCGAGGGCGCCGTTCGAAGCGGCAAGACCTGGGCGCTCAATACCAAGATTCTCGGGTTGTGCACATACCCGGTCGGAGGGATCCGGCTCCTCACGGGCGTTAGCAAAGAGACGATCTTCACCAACGTGCTCAATGATCTCTTCGACGTGATCGGCACGGATTCGTACCGGTACAATCGCGTCACGGGCGACCTCGAGCTCTTCGGCACCTGGTGGAAGGTGATCGGCGCGAAGGATGAGGGCTCCGAGAAATACATCCGCGGCGCGACGGTGGGGGCATGTGTGGGGGATGAACTCACGAAGCAGCCCGAGAGCTTCTTTGTCATGCTCATGAACCGGCTATCGCCACCCGGGGCGCGATTCTACGGGTCGACAAATCCAGACAGTCCCTTCCACTGGCTGCTCCGCAACTGGATTAACAACCAGGCACTCCGCGATGCGGGCGACCTGCGCTCAATACACTTTGACTTGGACGATAACCCGCACCTCACGGCCACCTACAAGGGATTTCTGAAGCGTGCCTATACCGGCGTGTACTATCAGCGCTTCGTTGAGGGGAAGTGGGTCGTGGCGGAAGGCGCGATCTACCGGGACTGCTGGACCGATGATCTCGTCTTCGATGATTCCACCTTTCCAAACCACGCCCGCAATGAATATGCCGATCGCTTCATCGCGTGCGACTACGGCACCAGTCACAAACAAGTTTACCTCGACATTTTCGATGATGGCTCTGACCTCTGGGTCACGCGAGAATATATCTGGGATTCTGTGGCGCAGATGCGGCAGAAGACCGACAGTGAATACGCCGATGACCTGGAACAGTTTCTCAACGTGCCGCAATATGGTTTGCGGGCTGCGGCGGGATGCCTTGTGATCGTCCCACCAGAAGCCGCCTCGTTTCAAGCCGAGCTGGTCCAGCGGGGCCTCTGGCTCCGAGATGCGGCAAATGAGGTGGACGATGGTATCCGGTTGGTCTCCACGCTGATGGGGGTTAAGAAGCTGCATGTGCATCGGCGGTGCGAGAACCTCTTGCAGGAAATCACGACCTACGCCTGGGACATGAAGAAAGCCGAGCACGGAATAGAAGAGCCGATCAAGCAGCATGACGATTGTGTCGATGCGTTGCGGTACGGCATCAAGACGAAGGTGCCGGCGTGGAGGATCGCCACATGAGATCCACAGCGAAGAACGCGAAGATCAGAAAGCCGGCTCCGGTCGCCCCCGCCTCCAGTCATGGGCTCACGTTCGACGCCGCGACCCTTGACGCCTTCGCGAATGGTCTAGCCAGGATCGGATATGGCACAAACAACTTGCTTGAGAGCACAAGTTATCCACTCACTCGCCTATCGAGGAACTATATTCTCTGCCAAAGCCTGTATCGCTCCTCATGGATCGCCCGCAAGGTCATCGACGCCCCCGCCGAGGACATGACCAAAAATCGTTTTCAACTGACTAACGACCTTCCCCCCGCCGATCTCCTCACCTTCGATACGGCCCTCACCGATACCGGGACGGAGGCCGCGCTCCTCACCGCGCTGAAGTGGGGCCGGCTCTTTGGCGGTGCCGGCGCCGTCATCGTGATCGCGGGCCAGGGGGACCAGCTCGATCAGCCCCTCGATCCCGACAGCGTCGAGATTGGCGCCTATCGCGGATTGCTGGTCTTCGATCGCTGGTCCGGGATCACCCCGAATGCCGAACTCAATACCGATCTCGACAACCCCCTTGCCTTTGGACTCCCAAAAAGTTATCACGTCTGGACCGAGACCGCGCAATCCTTCGACGTGCATGCCAGCCGTGTCCTGCGCTTCATCGGCCGCGATCTGCCCATGTGGGAAAAGGCGGCCGAGATGCGCTGGGGCACGTCGGAATTCGAATTGCTCTATCAGGAGCTGGTGAAGCGCGACAACACGAGCTACAACATCGCCAGCCTGATCTTCCGCGCCAACATCCTGGGGCTGAAAATCAAGGACCTCGCGCAGATGCTCTCCGGACTCGGGAAGAGCCAAGCGGCGCTCCAACAATTCAACGCGGTGCTGAACGCGCAGAACCAACTCATGAGTAACCAGGGCTTGCTCGTACTCCCAGAAGAAGGCGGCATCGAACAGCGCACCTATACCTTCGCGGGCATTAACGATGTCTACCAGAGCTTCATGATGGACATCGCGGGAGCTGCGGAGATCCCGGTCTCGCGACTCTTCGGCCGCACTAGCACCGGTCTGACGGCGACCGGAGAGGGCGACGAGCAGATCTACTACGACGCCATCAGCCAGAAGCAACGGCGGGAACTGGCACCACAGCTCAAGAAGCTCTTGCCTGTGATTGCCATGTCCACGTGGGGGCAGATCCCGAAGGATCTCAACTTCACCTTCCCGCCCTGCCGCACCATGACCGCCGAGGAGCAAGCCGAGCTCGCCAGCAAGGCGACCACCGCCGTGGTCTCCGTCTACAATGCCGGCCTCATCTCGCAGCGAACCGCGCTCCTGGAATTGCAGCAGCAGGCCGACACGACGGGGCTCTTTACGAATATCACGTCCGCGGATATCGAAGCCGCGGATGATGCGGTGCAGGACCAGGGCGAGGCAATGTTCGGGAAGATGGCCGCGGGCAAGGACGAATAACGTGTTGCCTGTGATGCAGTCCCGCACCGGGGCCAATGGCAATTGCATGGAGGCGTCGCTCGCCTCGCTCCTCGAGCTGCCCCTCGATGCCGTCCCTGATCTCGGCACGAATGCTCAATGGCTTCCCCGTCTCGCCGATTTCCTAGCAGGGCGCGGATTGTATTACATCTTGGTGGCACCGCTCGATCCGGAAGAGCAGCACATCCTGACGCCGATGTTTGCGCGCGGGGACGTCTACCACATCATCGAGGGCATCTCGCCCCGGGGCGGACCGCATGCTTGTGTGGGCTGCAATGGTGAGCTCGTGCATGATCCCCATCCGGGCGGGCACGGTCTGGCCAAGGTCGACGGGTTCGGATTTATCGGAGTCCGGCTCTGATGGCGCTCTTTGATCCCTCCCGCCGCATCGCCGATCAATACCGGCGTGCTCTGCACGCGGCCTTGGATCGCTTTCTCGATAGCCTGCGTCTACGCGAGCTCACCGATCCGAGCGAACTATTGGCCCTGCTCGAAGAATACTGGAGTTCTCAGGCCGTGACCGACTTCCTCGCCTTCGCCGCCCGTCGCATGATCACCGGCCTGAGCGTCGAGAATGCCCGATCGTGGCGCGAAGCGGCCCGGAAGAGCACCCGGGGACGCATGCTCTATGAAGCCCTTCAGGCTGAACTTGCCGGGATGCGCGGCACGGCGCTGCAGGCGCTGGTCGATGAGAACGCCCGGCTGATCTCCACCTTCCCGCAGGACATCGCGGGCCCAGTCGCCACGTTCGTGAAGGAAGAAACCCTCAAAGGCCGTCGCGCCGCGGCGATCGCGCAGGACCTGAAGCGCCAGTTTCCAAAGGTGAGCAAAGGGCGCCTCGCCTTAATCTCTCGCACAGAAGCCGGCAAGGCGTCCACGGCGCTCACGCAGGTTCGGGCCGAGGCACTCGATCTGGACTGGTACGTCTGGCGCACGTCCGAGGACGCCCGGGTTCGGCCGTCCCATCGCCGCATGGATGGTGTGCTGGTCGCGTGGAAAGAGCCGCCGAGCCCGGAAGCGCTGGCGGGGATCACGAGCACGCTGGGGAATTATCAGGCGGCCGCGAGCCCGAACTGCCGATGCCTGTGTGAGCCACTCTTGGATCTCGATCAGGTGCCTTTCCCGGCCAAGGTCTACCATGCGGGCGTGATCCAGCGCATGAGCAGACGTGCCTTCTCCCGACTCGCTGGATTGGAGGTGTTGCGTGCCTCCTGACCAGATCCAGGCGAAGACAAAAAAAGTCCTTGACTTCCTGAAAAATAGCGGTATCGTAAATCCCGTCAAGACCGGAAAGGTTGTTTTGGTGCTGCACATGAACCAAGGGGGCCTCACTCATGTAACGACGTCTCACAACACGACCGGGGGATCTAGGACGCCCTAACCTCTGGTCGAGCACGTCTGCCATTCCGGCTCGACGGCACGCATGACGCGGAGCTGCTTATGCCCGGGATGATGATCCGTAGGGATCGTCGTTCCGGGTTTTTCTTTTTGGGGGTCATGATGTCGCTCACGGAATCTCAGCCACCCGCCGCCAAGACCGACACCCCTATGCAACTCGCCGGCGGCCAGAGCGGCGGACTCATCGCCATGCCCATCCCGGATCCCCGTGCCCACTCCGGCGTTCAAGACTGCATCGCCTGGCTCACACCATCAAAGGAGGAATCAGCATGAAGCGCTTCCGTTGGCTCTGGCTCTTGCCCGTTCTCACTCCTGTGGTCGTGCTGGCGCTCCTGAGCTCCCCCTTCTTCGTTGGTGCGCAGGCGGGCCCAGGCGGCTGGATGCTCACGACGACTCTGGATAACCCAATCTCGACCTATGGAGCAACCTACGCCTCTTTCAACCCCGCAACAACTCCGACAGAGCTTGCCTGCTTGACCGGATACACGGGGTCCACCATTCGCGTCAAGCGATTTATCGTCACGGCCTATTCATCCACGGCCGGATCGATGGACCTTGTGCTGCTCAAGCGAACGACCGCGACTACGGGCGGGACCTCTTCGGCGCCAACGATTGCGAAATACGATTCAACGCAAGGCGCGCCCGTTGGGGTCTTCACGGTCTACAGCGCGAATCCGACCGTTGGAACCGGCGTGGCCCTCCGGGATGAGCTACTGAACTTCGGCCTGGCGGGCGCGGCGGGGAAAACGTCCTTTGATTTCGCGACCGCGAATGATAAGCCCCTGCTTCTGAAGGCCACGACGGAGAGCGCCTGTATCAACCTGGCCGGTGTCGCCCTACCGGGAACCACGGGCGCGCGGGTTGCGATAGAAGTAGAGTGGCAGGAAAGCACCCCATAGGCTCGCGAGAGACTCATGCGTTACTTCGCCTCCAAAATCTCCGATCATCTGGCCAAGACGCCCAACGGCTACCTGGTCTGTTCCGCGGTCCCAATTGCGAGAACTGGACTTCAGGAATACAAGGCGAGCGAGATCGGAGTGGAGGGCGATAGCCTCGTGAACGTCTACCGCGATCCCGCTGAAGTCTTCGCACCGGCCACCATTGCGAGCTTCGAGGGGATGACCTTCACCGATACCCACCCGCCAGAATTTGTCGGTCCTCACAATGACGCCGGCTATCATCGAGGCCATGTCCAGAACGTCCGGCGCGGCGCGCGGCTGGACACCGGCGAAGAGCCGCTCCTGGCGGACATCATCGTCAAAGACGCCACGACCATCAGCAAGATCGAAAACGGGACGCGCGAGATCTCGTGCGGGTATGACTGCGAGTACGAACCGATGGCCGATGGGAAGTATGCCCAGAAGAACATCCGCGGGAATCACATTGCCCTGGTAGCCAACGGCCGCGCCGGCGATGCGGTCAGAATTCTCGACGCAAAGGAGGAAAGGCCAGTGAACAATCTGCTGAAACACATTCTGGGGTTGGGACTCAAGACCTATGCGAAGGACGCGGAGCCGGAGGAAGTGACCAAGGCGGCCGAGGCGGTCAAGAAGGAAGAGAAGCGCGAGGAGGGCGACGACTGCCGGGGCCGCGATGATGATCGGCGGCGGGAGGATGACCGCGGGCGAGACGACGACCGGAAGGCGAAAGACGACGATCGCGCCAAGGACGACGATCGGAAGGGGAAGGACAAGAAGGCCAAGGACGATGCGCACGCCACTGACAATCCCCTCGATCGCCTGGATCGGATCTGCGACATCCTGGAGAAGCACCTTGGCGTCAAGGGGGAAGATGATGACAAGATCCGCGACGACGACACGTCGAAGGATGCGGACCTCATCGACCCGGTCGAGACCATGAGCGGCAAGGAGATTCCCGAGAACCCGATTCCCGGGGCCGACAAGGCGCTAGACGAGCTGCGCGGGCTCAAGCCCTTCATCGCCAAGAGCCGGGACGCGGCGGCCATCAAGCGGTACAACGCCGCCGTGGACGCCCTGAAGGGCAAGAAGCCAGGCGCCACGAAGGACGGCTACCAGGGCCTGCTGCATCTCAAGAAGCCGCAGGACGTGCAGGATGCTGAAGCCCGCGCAGCCCTGGGCACGCGCGCGACTGACGGCCAGGCGGCGCAGGAAGCCTTCGTGAACGCGGCCGCTCGGTTCCACCGAAAGAACGTGATCGAGGTCGGTCCCGCGCCCGTCAACGGGAAGTAGGGGCCGCGGACGGCGCAGGCCGATAACGTGGTGCGGCAATCACAAGGAGGGAAGGGAACATGCCTGGAACCGTAATCGGAAAGTCGATGGGAGAAGGATATCCGGGGTCCTATTCCCGGAACGGGGATTGCATCATCGCGTCCAAGCTGGTGACGTCCACGGACCCCACCGGACCGAACTTCGGCGATCCGGTGATGCAGATCTCGACCGCCGCGCCGGGGACCTACACGGCCGCGGGCGTCGGGGCGGCCACGTTCAGCACGGCGAACTTCGCCGGGATCGCGGTGCGGGAGATCAAGAGCTTCGAGACCTATGCGTCGCCCACCCTCGGAAACTACGCGCCCGGCATGCCCTGCGACGTCCTGCAGCGCGGGTCGATCATGGTGGTGGTGACCCGCGGTACGGCCCCGCTGCCTGGCGGCGCGGTTTACGTCCGCACGGTCCTCGGCGGGACCGCCGACGCGGGCGCGGTCCTCGGGGGCATCGAGTCTTCAGCCCCTGCGGATAGCGGAACGAGCGTCACCCTGCCCAACGCGAAGTTCACGACGGGCCTGACGTCCACGGACGCCAACGGGAACGTCATCGCGGAAATCACGCTGCTTACGCGCAACCTGCCCTAACGGGCGGATCCCGGTCACCCCGGAAGGAGGAGGACACGGCCATGTTGGAACAGTTTGAGAAATACTTCGACGGAGGTGCCCGGGATAACGCCATCGCTCGGGCAGCGCGCAGCACCTCGCTGATGCGTCCCACGATGGACGGCATGCTGGGCGGACGGCTCGGAGGCACTCTCCTCACCACCGACGCGGCGATCGGCGGGGGTGGGGCCTTCCTGCAGTCCGAGCTGGAGAAGCTCGATCCGAAGGTCCGCGAACCCTTGACCTCCGTCACCTGGATGCGGGATATCCCGATCAAGTCGGGCGGCGGCTGGGTGGACTTCACCAGCACCTTCAATGTGGACTACGGGATCAGCGGCCCGAACTTTTATGGGCTGATGGGGGGCGAGACCAATCAGATCCCGACCATCCAGGCGAACCTCAACAAGGACATCTACCGGGTCTTCAACTGGGGCAACGTCCTCAAGGTGTCCTTCATCGACATGCAGAAGATGCAGCAGGCGGGCCGCAGCCTGGAGGATATGCTCGACAAGGGCGTCAAGCTGAACTGGAACAAGACGCTCGACCTGGTCGTCTACAATGGCCCCTTCACTGGCTATCTCGGGCTGGTGAACCAAGGCTCCTCCATCACGCAGTCGTCTGTAGCGGCCGGCGCCGCGGGGCATCTGGCTTGGTCCACGAAGACCCCGGACGAGATCCTCTACGACATCAACGCCGCCATGGTGGCGACCTGGGCCGCCAGCGAATACGATGTCACCGGGATGGCGAATCACATCCTGATCCCCCCGGCGCAATTCGCCATGCTGCTCCGCAAGGTCTCCGAGGCGGGGAACGTCAGCATCCTGGAATATCTGCTGGCGAACAACATCGGCAAGACGCAGGGCGTCGAGCTGAAGATCTTCCCCAGCCGCTGGTGCATCAGCGCAGGCGCCGGCAGCCCGGCAACGCAGCGCATGGTCGCGTACGTGAACGATGAGGATCGTGTCTACCTGGACGTGACCGTGCCGATCAACCGCGTCATGACCATGCCGACGGTCGCCGATGGCGGTGCGTACCTGACCCTCTATCTGGGGCAGATTGGCGTGGTGAAATTCCTCTTCTACACGCCGGTCATCTACTACGACGGGATCTAGCCGGCGGATGTACGGGGAGGAGCGGCCAAAGCGCAGAGACATCAGAAGGAGGATCGCATCATGTTTTCGGTTATCAGCCGCGGCTGTTACCGTTTCTACAACCGCAACGGGGCAGCCCCCGGCGCGTCGTCCGATCTGGAAAAGGCTTTCAAGGATTCCGTTGCGATCATCGCCTCCGGGACTCCGCAGCAGCTCCCGGACTGGGCGCGGGCGGATCCCATGTTCGGCTGGGCGGTGAAGGACGGGAACATTATCGAGGTCGTGCTCGCGAAGGCGGTCCCGGTTCCTGTCGCAGTCGACGAATCCGAGGAGCCCCAGGCGCGCGGGCGCTTCTCGAAGAGGTAGCGCATGCCCCAGCCCGACCTGAACAGCATTATTGCCGGATGGTGGGGGGGCACCTTCGATCCCAGCGGGCTTGCGGGCGTCCTCGGCGGGGCCTCCAACGTCATCGTGGGGAGCAACCCCGCCTACGGGATTTCCGACTTCCTGGCCATCTATCCGAAGTTCGGCACGCTGAGCGGCGCGATCCCTCCAATCTTCAATGGCCCGCTCCCCCAGGTTGTGCTGCAAATGTACATCACGCTCGCCTCGGCTTCCCTGGCGGCTGCCCGGTGGCTGGACCTGTGGCCGATGGCCATGGCGCTCTATGTTGCCCACTACGCCACCCTCTATCTCCGGAGCGAAGGGGATGCAGGCAGCACGGCCGGCAGTATCGCCTCCTCGGGGCTGGCCAAGGGGGTGTTGATATCGAAGGGAGCGGGCGGAGTGAGCGCAGGCGTGAATCCATTCGGGGATGAGGATTTCGGGGCCTGGAACTTGACCAGCTACGGCCAACAGTTGATCCCGCTCGCCAAGTGCATCGGGGGCGGCATGATGGTGATTGTATGATCACCGGTAACGTGTCCGTCTCGATGTCCGACAAGACGCCGATCCTGAAGGGCCTGCTTGTGAGCCTGACGGGCAAGGCGGTCTATGTGGGAATCCCGCAGGCAGAGACGTTACGGAGTAGCAAAACGCTTGTTGCGGGCAATGCGTCGATCAAGGCGAGGGGAGCAGGTAAGAAACTGGACAAACTCTCCAAGGCCGTCACCCGGAAGATCGGTGGCGTCGGGGACGTAACAAATGCGCAGCTCCTCTTCATCCACACCAACGGCTCTCCGATCCGCCACATCCCGAAGCGGCCCGTCATCGAGCCGGCCATCCAGGCGCACAAGGAGGAGATCACCGAAGAGTTGCGCGCGGCCTGCATCGCCTCCCTGGATCTGATTGCGCCAAAGCCTGCCGAGGCGACCCGCCATCTCGAGCGTGCGGGGACCCTGGGCATGAATGCGGCGCGGGGCTGGTTCCTGGATCCAAGAAATGGCTGGTCCCCGAATGCTCCGGCGACGATCCTCCGGAAGAAATCAGAGCGGCCCTTAATCGACACCGGGCAGCTCCGGCGCTCTATCACCTATCTTGTGAGGGACACATAATGCGATTCCTAACTTTTCTTGGCATGCTCTTTGCTGCCGTCCTGTTGCTGGCGGCTCCGTGCGGCGCGGTCCAGGAATCCATCCATCTCGGGGAATCCTTCGGGGTGCTGATTCTCCGGGCCCAGACGCCTCCCCCCGTAGTGCCTGACGGCATCGTTCCCCAGTCCACCCATCCGACGGAAGTGCTCCCGAATCTCGAATCCTTGAAGGTGAAAAAGGAGACACACCGATGAGAACGTACCGCACGTCTATCCTCCTCTCCCTGGCCTTCATCGCCAGTCTGATCTGCGCCCCCTTGCTGATGGGGGCCGACCTTCCGACCGCAGATCGCCTCGCCCCCGGAGACTGGCATGGCACGCTCACCCTCCAGGCGATCCATCCGGACGGAACGGTCTTTGCTGAGCGCACGCTTGACAACCTCATCGTCACCGCCGGCAAGACCCTGCTCGTCAACTGCATGGGCGCCACCGGCACGCCGAGCTGCACCACGTTTGAGACGCTGAAATATCATGCGCTCGGCACGGGGGCGGGATGCGCTGCAGCTATTGGCGATACGGCGCTCGGGACAGAGCTCACCACGCAATACGCGACGGCGAACGTCCGGCCGACGGGCACCCAGACCGGTTCGGCCACCACCTATCAGACGGTCGGCGTCAATACGGTGGGGATCGCCGCGGCGGTGACTGAG